ATGAAGAAATACTTGAACACATTCTTTACCTTTAAACTTTTCTCGCCAATGTTCTAATTCACAACCGGAATATACCAACATATCTCCTGGTTTTAAATTTACTTTAATACCTTTCATACCTTCTTTTCCTGATGGTTCTAAATAAATTGGCCAATCATCACCACCAAGATTCATTGTGGTAGATATCTCACAACTAAATCTATCCTTATGTCTTTTAAGTTCATCACCTTTTTTATAAATTCTAGCATAGGTATAAGCTGGGTATAGTTTTAATCCTGTTGCTTTTTCCATATCGGGTTGACATTTAAGTAGTAAAGTTTCCATAGCAATATTAGCATAATGAGAATATGTGTTTGGTATTTGACCCTCTGGTTTTTCATAGTATCCAATAATATTTTCAAAAGGTGAAAAGTATCTTTCCTGTTTGCAAGTATCATAAACTTGTTTTTGCATCATAAAATAATTTGCAACAAAAACTGCTAGGTCTTTTGATATTGCTTGACGGATAACTGTATACTTTTTCTTTTTAAATGACATTTCCACTTACTATTAATCGGTTGTTATTTTTATTTGGTCTTACTTCGTGAGGTATAAAACCAGGAAATATAACTAATGTCCCCGGTACAAAATCAATTTTTATTGATTGGTTTGTGTTAACCACTGGATATCCTACATCATAAAAATAGAGTGGAGATGAATTTTTATTTCCTTGTATAAACCAAACAAAAGATTTCTCCAGTACGTTGTGTGTATGTAGACTGTGATAATTATTTTTTAAATATTTTTGAACCCAACATTTTCCTAAAGTTAAGTTATATTTTTTAAAGATGTTATTTAATTTGTCTTTTATAAAATTATCAAAAAACGTATTTCTATTATAGTAAGAGGTAAGATTCATATCAGGTATATTATTATCTTTTTTTAATTTAATTTTATTTATTTTATTTAAAGTTTCTTCATCTATTTTTACAAACTCTTCAACAATTGAATAAACAAAAGAGTGTTTAGACATCTTTAGCCATTCCTTTTGGCACTGCTTGAATATTCCAATGAATAAATCTAAAAGGCTCAATACCATGATCTATTGAAAACTCATGTTCTAAATACCCTGGAAATATAATTAACGTTCCAGGTTGAGGTCTAAAATGAATTAGTTCATTACCGTTAAGAATTTCTGTTGTATTAATTTTCATTTTTAATTTAGTCGATCTTGCCCCTGTTCTAGGTTCATGAAATATTGGCATAGATGTTTTTTCACTTGCTTTTAAAAAATAAAACCCTGAAACATGTTGGTTCCAATGGACGTGAGCTGAATGATGTCCACCTCCTTTTCTAGCAAACTCTTGTACCCATAACTCACTAAACATAGTTACATATTGTGACATATCATAACCCTGCTGATCTAAATATTCCCAAGATTTTTGACCAACGTAGCTGTTAAAATCTCTGAAATCATTATCAACTGTTAGAGGTGTTGAATGATAGGATCTTCCAAAGTCACCATATTTTTTAATATATTTTTTCTCTCTTGTTTTTGCGGCTTTAATATATTTGTTAGTAGCTTTAGTTAATGATTTTATAAACTCTGGTTTTTGTTCTGACCAAATCGTTGTGTTAAAGTAATTATTTATATTCATATTATTTAAATGGATATCCTAGGTTCCACATCACCAATGAATATCGCGTTCCTTTTGTTACAGGTTTAACTCTATGCCATACAAATGATGGAAAAACAATAATAGATCCTTTAGGTAAAATTTCTTTTGCTTGTCTTAAATGTTTAGCTTCTTCTCTCATGTGTGGAGCATAGTTTCTAAAATCAAATTCTAGTTCTCCACCTTCATATTCAGACCCATCGGTTAACTGACAAGTCATAGATAGTTTTCTAATCTTACCATTTTCTGGACCTTCTTTTTTATAAGGTTTATCCCAAGAATCACAATGCCAATCATAATATTGATTAAGTTTATATTTTGTAAACTGACAAGCTTCAGATCTATCCCATTCATAATTCCAACCGGCAGCTTTATTAGCTTCGTGGATATAAGGATGTACTTCTTTATAAATCCAAGTATCATCCAACCAAACTAAATCAGAGTTTCTTTTTCTTTTCATATCTTTAACTTGATCTTTAGTTAATTCTTTATCACCGTAGCCACCAGTTCTAGCCATAGTTTCTGATTGGGTTAATCCATATTTTATAATGTCATCACAGATTTTTGGAGGTATCGCTGATTTAAAATACCAGTAGTAATTAGATATATTCATAGGTAATGGTTTGTACAAAATTTAAATTATTCTTTTGATTATTAGTTATGTAATACATATTGGTTGATGGAAACATTATAAACATATTATTTTTAAGTTCTATGTCCCAACTTCTTCCCTTACGTCTATTGTCATCATAATGTATTCTAACAAAACAATCTTTAACTTTAACGCCGTAAAGCATAGTAAAGTCTGGAGAGTTACGTAGATCCACCGGATCAATATTTAATAAAGGAATTGTTGTCTCATTAGGTTTATAGATATTTCCCCACGTTGATTTTTTAATTAAATCAATACCGTGTTCGAGACGCATAAAGTCTACTATATAGGTATTTAACTTATCCCAAGTTTTTGAAAACTGTAATTTTTCATTAGTTAAATCGGAGTGTAAAATGTGATGAGCTAAATCGTTTCGATCAATATCCCAATGTATCGGCATATTAATATCACCATAGAATAAACTCTGTTCTGTTAATACTTTCTTTTGCATACCACTGTTTAAAATAGTTTATAATTTATATTTTGTCAAATTTAAAGTTATAGGCTAAAGAAATTCTATAGCTTTTTGAATTATTTTGAGTAACTAAATGTTTCATATCACCTTTAAACATTATTAGTTTACCAGGTTCAGTATTAATCATATAACTTCCCCAAGTAAATATATTATCTTGCGCAGGGACAGGTGAATAAAGTGAATTTGTAACTTTAGGTTTTAAAATTAAATCCCCTGAATCTTTTGACCCTGTAAGAAAATAAACTGCAATAAGATCATCTCTTTGTTCAACATGATCGTGTTCTTCTTGATGGTCGTGTTTTGTATAAAAATTAAACCAACTATTTGTACAATTTATTTTATTATTTTTAAAACCAATTTCATTAGCAAAATTTGTTATTTCTTCATAAACCCATTTTGTAATAGGGTCAAAAGATTTATCTGTATGAATATCAAAAGTAGAACAAGTATTATAAGGAGAAGAAGACCAGTTACTTCCTCCTTTTTTTATTTTATTTTTTAATTTATTACATTCTGCAACTATATTTTTTTCAATTAATAAATGATTTTTATTTGTGGTAACAGCTAAAGGTTGGGCAAATAAGGGTATAATATTCATAGTATTTCAAAATCTAAATTTAATGTTTGTCTTAAACCTTTACCTTGAGGGTAGGTTCCGTGAATCATATCAATTGGGAAAACAAAAATATTTCCTTCTTTAGGAGTAATAAAATTATAACTTTCATTTAAAATATATGTAAAATCTCCAGCTTCTTTTTTTGGAACTTCTAAATAAATAACTGTTGCTAAATGAGGATAGTGTTTTTCATTATGTCTATGTATAGTGTGATAACTTCCTTCTCCTCCATAAACAGTCCAAGCATTAATTAAGTTTAATTTTTTATTTAAAAAAAATTGAATGTCTTTAGATATTTTTTCTATTTTAGAAAGATCTTTTATAAAGTACTGTTTAGAGTTTTTACCTTTTGTACTTTGATATTTTAAATTTGTAGGTTTACTTTTTTTAATTAAACTATCTATAGTTTTTTTATAACCTGTAATATCTATCGTCCCCGATAAAAAATTTTGCATACCACCACCATTTTTAATTTATGCGTTTTAGTCTGTCAAGTCCCAAGTTGTATTAGTTTCATTCCAAAGGTAACTCCAAAAATGAGTGCCTGCTTCGTTTTGTGAAATTTGTTCAGCTGTCAATTCTGGAGCATCACCGATTGGTGATTGCCATCTAGCTTCTGAATTATTTTGTACCCAAGATACAAAAGGTTTTTTAGGCCAGAAAATTTGATTATCTTCGTCCCAAGTATAACCTACACCTGCATAGTTTCCTCTTAATGCTGTACCACCGTCTTTGTGAACGCCATTTTGTGTATTGTAAGATGTTTGAATCCATAAATGTGCAGGCCAATTATTATGTGTTTCTAAATAAGCTTGTCCTATTGTTTCATTTTCAACGCCATCAGCATTTAACATATCTTTATTATCTAAAGTTAATACTGTCAGTACTTCGTTTGTTTCTGATATTTTTGCAAAATGTGCCATATTATTTTCCTATTGAAATGTGTACCTTATTATTACTACACCACCGCCACCAGCTCCACCGTTAGAGTTTGTACCAGAACCACCGCCACCACCGCCAGTGTTAGCTGTTCCATTTCCTCCAGGGTTTGAAGCACCTGCTTTACCTTGGCCACCACCACCAGTTCCACCTGCACCTTTACATCCTGAACCACCAGCTCCACCGCCGCCACCACCAGCTCTTGCTACAGATGAAAAACTAATAGAATTAGCAGTTCCAGCTCCGCCTGTACCACCAGTATTTGGAGGTGTAGCACCACCGCCAGTGCCTGAAGCACCGCCTCCGCCACCGCCACCAATACCCCCACCAGGGCCTCCTCGGTTACTTGGTAATAATCCCATACCATTTCCACCATTATTTCCTTGTGGAGGACTAACGGGAGGATTATTTCCTGATCCACCACACCCTAAAGCTGCAGGAAGATCTCTTCCTGATCCACCGCCACCAGATGCTCCTGCTAATCCATCTAAATTATTTGCATATGAACCACCACCTCCACCACCTGCTGATGATATACTAAAACCTGAAGATGCACTACCACATACACCTCTTCCACAGGGAAATGGTCCACCGGCTCCACCGCCTCCAACTGCTATAGGATACCCTTGAACTGAAACTGAAGTTCCGGGACTTGGAAAATTTTGTCTAAATCCACCGGCACCACCACCGCCACCACCTATTCCACCACCGCCACCGCCACCAACTACTAAATATTCTATAGTAGCACCACCTGGTTCGGTATTTATTGCTGAAATACAAAAAGTTCCTGGACCTGTAAAAGTATGTATTCTAAAATTTCCACAACAAGTTATTGTTCCACCTGTTGCTGCAATAAAAGGAGCAGGACCACTTCCTCCAGCACCAAATCCTAAGACTTGATAACCAAAAGATTTACCTTTTCTGGCTTGTATATTTTTTGTGTTTTTACCTGAGGTAAGTTTATTTTTAATATCTCTCATATCTAAATTTCTTATGCATCGTTAGCTGCATCAGTAGTAAAGAATATTTTGATACCTAGAACTCTTGCGTCGGCACTAAATGTATCTCCACCAGCATTTGCATCTCTAAATAATTGAAAGTAAGTTAGTTGATCTACTGCAGGAGATCCTGCAATTGTTACTGCACTACTTACAGCTGAAACTTGTTGATCTTCTACTGTTCCTATACCAGCATCTGTAACATTAATTGCTGTTCCATAAACAACGTCAATAGTATCATTGTCACCACAAGAAACTCCTTGTAAACCAAATATACAGTCACCTGTATTTGTAGAAGCCGGAGTCCAATATACTTGATAAGTAACTGTTCCTTCATTCCATGATTTAGGAAAAGCTACTGAAAATTGTGCAAATTCATCTGTACCTGCATCAAAATCTAATACTTTCATATCAGGTCTTGTTGCTGTTGTTTCAACTTGCTGTGCGTCTGCTGGGTTAGTTGTAGCCCCATACATTGCTGAAGCTGGAACCCACATAGTCTCCAAACCTGCAATTTTAATTGCACCAGTAGCATCTCCTGCATCTACTGCTTTAGCAACTCCAGTTCCATTAGGAGCTATAGTTATATCTCCATTAGCTGCGTCTGTAATTGTAATTGTACCTGAGTTAGTACCTGAATTTGTATCTAAAATTAAATCGTGTGCTCCGCTAGATGTAAGAGTAGCATTTGCTCCACCTGAACCTATAATTGTTTCTCCCGATCCTTTTGGTTTAATATTTATACCAACATTAGTTTCACCTGTTGCTGAAAGAGTTGGTCCACTACCTGAAGCTGCATTAGCTATTGTAAATTCATTTATTGCTGAACTTGTTGCAGTAAGATTAATTAATTCATTTCCATTAGTATCTGAAATTTTTGTTCCTATTACAGGACTAGTTAAAGTTTTGTTTGTTAAAGTTTGTGTTCCTGTAAGAGTTACATCCCCAGTTGCCCCTACAGTCGCCTCATAAACTCCAGTGTTTGTTGCAACACCATCAAGATAAATAAGTTTATATCCTTTATCTCCTGTTGCAAAAGTAACTGTTGCTCCTGAACCAGATACTGCTTTTAATTGAACTGTTTGTGTACCTGAGGTACTATTTTTAATAATGTAAAAATTTTCTGTAAGAAGAGGAAAAGTTACAACTCTGCTTCCTGATATTGTTCCTGTTAATTCTATAACTCTTTGTTGAGCAGTTCCTGTTAAAGCACCGTCTGCTATTGTTAAAGCAGTTGGTGTTCCTGAATCAGTTACAGCTTGAGAATTATACCCACCAGTTAATTGTTCAATTAAACTTAAATTAGTATTTGTTTTTGTTCCCCAAGTTCCAGCATTTTCACCAGTTGCTTGAAGCTCTATACCTAGAGTTGTGTATGTTGATGCCATAAATTTTATCTCCTATGCGACGTCATTATAACTCGTATTTGATCCTGTTGCAACATTAGAATAACTACTATTTGATCCTGTTGCAACACTTGTATACGATGTATTT